TAATCTAGAATCTCTGTGTTGTTCATTGTTTCTGCCTTAGCAATATCGAAGTCCCTGAAGAAGTCCTCACGCGCATTGTGAACAATTGTTCCCTTAAGCATGGCTTCTGTTTGGTCTTGCGGAAGTCTTTGGATATAGGAAAAATCATACTTTTTAGGACACCAATCGTGAGAACCAAGAGAAGACTTGGTAATCTTCAAGATTGGTTTAGATGGGTCTTCCGACCAATCAGGGTTCCAATCATAAGTGTATTCATCCATTGATTTGATAATCGCTTCGTATTTTTCGTCGTTATTCATTTTACCACCACTCATCTAGTGTTAATTGTATTCTATTCGTTCTGATGCTTGAAGTTTCCCACCCCATAGCCTTATACACAGGTTCTGCTTTTTTAATTACAGACTCAGCATAATACTCATAATCTGCATTCCACTTATCAAACTCTTCATAAGTCGAAGCAGAAACATATTCCACCGGCTTCTTTTCCTTTGTTAAGGGATGGGTGTAAGTTTTACCCTGTGCATTTACCTTCAAGAAAAGGTAAGAATCATCAAACTCAGTATCTGTGTGTTCCCAAGCATAAAGAACACCTGCGATACCTTCTTTGATTGAAGGTTTTTTGTATTCTAAGGTAACGAAACTCGATGAATCTTTACCGCACTTTTCGCACCATTTTGAATGGAGCATATTTCTCAATTCATGATGTTTTTTACAGTCAGGGCATTTTACTGTCATCCTGTTGTCTTTTAGACGACTTCTCTTGATAATCGAAGCCAATGGAACATCGCCTTTCAGAACAGATTGATAAGTCTCATAGAGATAAGACGTAATTTCTGCCTGAGATTTTTGAGCAGCCCACATTTTCAGAACAGTTGTCTGAACTTCCTTCGAGAGTTTTGTTTCGCTAACTCTTTTTGCGGTGTAGCCGGTCATCGTGAATTTTTCTTTGTCTAAAAATACACCATCTTCCCAAGTAATCATGCCCGCGTTTCGATTCTTAGTTACACCCACACCAAGAGCAGAAAAATACTTCTCAAACTCAAGGACAACGGGGTGTTCATCAAGATTCATTACGTTTGGAAAAATCTTACGAACTCGTTCTTGAATAAGAGCAACTTTTTCAAGTGCTTCTTCAACAGAATCAATCTGAACATAGATTGAATCTGTGTGTCCATAAACTACTTTCATTTCCACCAACTACCATTTCCATTATAATGCAAGAATTTTGAAGCAGGTGCTTCATGCATTTCTTGGATTTCTCGAATTGCTTCCCATATAGTTTTGAATCCTTCGATGGCGTTAAGAATATCTTCTCGCTCATCTTCCAATTCATTGATTCTATGAATCGCTTCTTCAAGTCGTTGTTCCAACAGATTTATTCTACTTTCATTATCTAGTTTCATTCAATTCGCCTCCAAAGTGCTTTTTGTGTTTTAACTACATTCGGGTGTCTGCTAAGAAAAAAAGATACCTGTCTTTGATTCTGCACAAACTTTTTCATTATAGGCTTGGACCTTTCCATAAATACATGAGATGAAAATTCCTCACCTACTTTAAATTCACTTTCTAAGATATCATTCATTCTTTCTTTTATTGTTATCATTATACCATCTCCTTTGCTGCAAAGGCGGCTTCACGGATTGCTTCTCTCGCAGATGCGGTAATAGAAGCGGCTAATTCAACATCAGCCCAACCAAATCCTTGATAAGCAACGATGCCGTAAAAAGACGCCATTAGTCGCTTAACTGCCATTTGATTGTTATACCACTTACGGTATTCTAATTCATTACCCGCTTCGCGGGACTCTCTCATCCTCCGCTTATAATCATTACGAAGATTCTTCAGATGAAGAACAGAACGTGGAAGAAGACCCAATTCATCTGTTTTATAGTAGCGCATTTCAAATACCCTTTCTTCAGAGAAATCACGAGGAGTAAGAATATTTACTCCAAACTCTGTTTCTTCAAATGACTTAGTTTCCCAAGAAATGTTCCGAGCAATCATCATTGAAGGATATAGACCTGCGAAGTCAAACGCCGCTACGTTGAGATGCAATCCAAACGTCCCTTCTGATGTTGGGTCGTAAATCATAGCACCTTCATATTCTTCTCGTTCTCCATCCTTAGAACCTGTTGGGGCCTTCCACCAAGCATTACGCATAAAGTAAATAGAACCCATGTGGCTCGCAAAGAAACAAGCATCAAAAGGAGCAATAAGAAGTCGTTGAAGTGAAATGATTGCTTCGCTTGTGAAGTTAGTTTCGTCAATCTTACGCAGAATATCAACGTCAACAAGAGCATATTGCAAATAAACGTCTGTGTCCTCTAACCATCCACGGCGATAAAACTCGTTAGGGTCTGTAAACTTGGAAGTCCAAACCTTACCTTGTCCGAAAAGAGTATTTGATACATAGTCAAGAGAAAGACTCGGAAGGGTTCCGCGTTGTGAATCATTCCATTGACGTTCAAAAGCAAGGTCAAGATTCAAGGTAATACGTCCCTTGATAGGTTGAGAAATAGGAGCGAATCCTTTATCGCCCTTGTAATACTCAAAACCATCACGGGTTTTCTTAATTCCATCAACTGCATAAACGGGACTCAACTCGTTAGGGTTCAATCCATTAACACAAAGACGGTTCAGCAAAACAGGAAGGTCGAACTTTAGACCAAACCAAGCAATCAGCATATCAGGGTCTTTTGCTTGAACGGACTTAACAAACGAAGCAAGCATATTTTTCTCGGAAGAAAAGATAAAGACTTCTGTATCAAATCCTTCAATCGCAGGATGCACAAACTTAGACTCTTCAGGAAACCAAGTCCAAAGATAGAACCGCTTGTCATAGTTATCATAAACAGAAATAGCAGTAATAAAATCGTGGTATTCTCCACCTTGTTGCCATTCCATATCCCAATACCACTTACGCATATCATATTCAGGTAAAGAGTCTAACTCATCAACGCAATACCTAAAGTGCAAAGGAACATCGGCTTCATATGTTTCGGGAAATAACTTCCTTGCTTCACTAACATCATCAGCCTGTTCAACATAGACCTTAGTTAGAGAAATACCTCGAAGATTTGTTTCTTCAACATCTTCATATTTGAACTCTCGCTCGATGTATTTAGTTGGTCTATACTTACTAGGCTTCTTTGCATCTGAAGGAATATAGAAATACGGGCGAAATTCGACAACTTCTGTCTTTTTCTCTCCGTTTTCTCTCCAAGATTTAAAGATATGAAAACCTGTATTTAATTTGCTAATAATCATTTCACACACCCGCTACATACGGAGCCTTAATGATTCTCCTATCGTCAGCAACGACAAATAAAGGAGCCTCATCTAAGACATAAAAGGTAAGCATTTGGTCTTTCTCAAAGAAGTTATGGATTGGCCCTGAAAACTCAACAGTCGCAGGTTCACCACAACGAAACACCGTTTGGATTGTTTCCTTGTAATTGTTCGTTGTGTTAAACGTGCTTGAGAACTCTAAACTTTCTTCCTTAAAATCTAATTTAAAGACACCGGAACCAACTAATTCACAAGAAGAAATCACATCAGAAAATACTGATGCTTGAACCATAAAGCAACCTTCATACTTAGCAAGACCGACTGTTGGTAGTTTGTCTGCTTCATACTCAATAGATGCTTCATTTATGGCTTTACTCGCTCTCATGATTGAAGGTAAAGATGCCCATTCAACTACTCTAGGAAGGGAAGCCTTCTTAGAACCCGAAGAAATACTTAGGAAATCACCTCTTTCTAGGGAAACAATATCACCAAATTTCTTCAGGTAGTCAATAATAGGGGCAGACTGTCCAATGTAGTCGCCTGCTTCTAAAACTTCTGCTTCAATAGAAATATTGACAACCATTGTTGGATTTCCAGAAAAGAGGGTAAGAGTATCATTCTCTGCCTTCATATAGAAAACATCATCTAGTTTTCCTGAAGAGAGTCCACCCTTATTTACATACTTCCCCTTTACTTGAATCTTCTCCAAAGCATTCTTAAGTGTATTTGAATTTACATTTACTTTCATAATATCCCTCAAATCTTACGTTCACGCAATTCAGGAATGCCGTTCCACTTAATGTTCGGTGGTTCGCCTTCCCTAATAACAAACTTTGTTCCAACAAGATTACCGTTGGTCCTACTTCCAACCAATTCAGCAACATACTGCAATTCATTCTTAAACTTCTTTCGATAGCAATGAATTTCTTGCTCAAGTTTGCCGCCCCAATCACGCCAATTTGCGACAACTCCTACCGGAGAATTATCCACATACTTTTCAGTTTCGTGGGTAATATAAATTACATCGCAAGGCAGACGATAAATAGCCATCATCAAATGCTCAAATGTTTTATTTCTAGCACCATATTGAAAAGGCATAATTTTCGTAACAACAGTAGGGTTTGGATTTACCTTTAAAATACACGACTCAAACCAAGAATCAACACCGTCAATAACAAAAATTGGATTTTTACCGGCTTCCATTTCTTCACGAACATACTTCACAAAATCATGTGAATTATTTTCAGAAGCAGTAATATCCACTACATTGTCTTTGTTCATCTCGATAGGGCAATAAACAGTAATTCTATCAGTAGCGTTGTGATGTTCAATCCAAGTTGACTCAACACCCATATCCCAATCCAAGACATAAATATCTCGGTCTGGAAAATCCAATGCAAGACCCGTTTTTCCTGTTTTGGGTTCTCCCCAAATACCTAAACATAACCTTGATTGTCGGGTTTCTCTTGCTTTTGCCTTATGTGCTTCAAGACGTTCTTTGAAGGAAACAGAAGCATCTGTTGTTTTTCTATCAGTCAATCCCATTCATTAGCACCGCCTAATTCTGATTCATCTATTGAAATATTTTTACCATGCACGGTGGACCATGTATTAATGATATCGGCAACTTCATTTCTGGTAGTTGTCCTATATCGGCATTCTTTCGTTCCAATGTGAAACTTAATCCAAAATTCATTCTCCACTTTTTCGTTTTCCTTAAAAGTGATAAAATCAACTGTGATTAAATCCACAATGTAATTATTCTTTAACATAACGTATCTATTTTCTAGTAACATATAAACTCCCTCCAAAGGGAAAGGCTTCGCACCCTTTTGGCCGTCATTAACGCCAACGACTACACAACGATTGATTCTCAGAACCAATCGTAGTCTTCTTCAACTGCTTGAGTCACCTCAACTGCCGAACCCTTACGGTCAAGGACATAAAGTCCCGTTACGTTGATTGTTGCAGGTTCCGTTTCGCCATCAACTGTTCGCTGAGAAGTGTTTCCGATAACGATTACAGATGAACCGATACCGAAATCAATCTCGATATGCGACGGAATCCAACAGGTTACAACACCGTTTCCTTCATCATAGTCAAACTCAGCATTCAGGTCAGTAATGTTCAGAATGCGGTTTCCGTTTGATGTTGGGGTCATGTTCATGTTGCACACTACACCATCAGTAACGATGAAACGGTCGTTGTATGCAAGTGTTTGACGCTTAATGTGAACATCATCCAACTCAACGAGAGGAACGAGGTGGCTTTCAAGATTTGAAACGAAGAAATCCTCAAAGTTAAAACTCGACATATCGCGGTAATCTGTGTTTTCTGGGTCAAGTGATGCGTTCAGAATAAGCGAATTCTTCGTAACATCGGTCATACCATACAGGTTTCCGTTTTCGTTGGGGATAGCAAGGAAATGAACCCATTCAAAAGTATTAGGTTCAAACTCAACTGAGGGTTGGTTCTTGTAAGAGAACGGCCAAATCTTCATTTCGCCTCCATCAGATGAACCATAGAACAGCCCTTGTCGGCGGTATTGTTCCACAGGAAGAGGCTTCCCATATCCCTTGTTTTCACCACCATTCATGTATCGCTCGGTATCATCAAGAGGGATGAAGTATTGTCCATCTTCACCTTCTTCAGCACCATTCGGCAAGTTTGCAACTGTCTTCTCCTGATATTCATTACGGTTATAACGGGAAACAACCCACTTTCCAAGTGCATTCTGAGAAGCGATTGCGACAATACCCTTTTCTAGAGCATTGTCTGCATCTCGCTTAAACTCTTCAATTGCCTTACTACGTCGCCAAGCCATCATATCGCGTGGTGCGTCAAGAGCAATAAAGAAACCAAAAGCCTTCTTTGCGAGGCTTCCTCCATCATTGGTTGTTGGCTTGTTCTGAGAACGGCGGTGTTGGGCAACATAGGAACGCCAAAGGGCCTTTCCAATTTGGTTGCCTGCTTCAATACCGTTTTCAGAACAGATTTCTTCGTATTTCTGTTCTGCTTCTTCCTGAGTCATCCCAATATATTGAAGGGACTTCTCAATTTCAGTCTTCATTTCTTCATTCATTTTATTCACTTCCTTTGTGTTTTTAAAGTTGTCCAACCATCCATGAAAGTAATACTTTCGGTGTCATGGTTGTGGACCGCCATTCTGTTTCGCCAATTGTTCTTAAGAATTTGAACTTGATATTGGCATCAAGTCCATTCGAGTTGATTACTGCATCGTGTAACCCGATACAGATTTCCTTTATAGTCCTCCCATCAATAAGCAATTTCTGAAAGTAAGCAATTGCGTTATTTTTATTGTTGATTAGAATATCTAGCCCTTTTGAATACTCTTCAAGGCTCATTTCAATTTGCTTCTTCAACGTGGTATTACTTGACTTAGCCGCTTGGACTTCAGTAATGACCCTCCTTAAGTCGAGGGACGCGGAGGCTATAAAGGCGATGAGTTCATCGTTAGAAAAACGCTCTACTCCTTCTTCTTGAAGGATTCCTTGGATTACTTCCAAGATTACTTCATTGCTCAGAGGCTTAAAATGGTAATTAGCACACCGACTCTGAAGAGCAAAAATAATCTTGCTCTTATCGTTGCAAGTAATCATAAACCTTACGTTGTTAGCATATCTTTCCATGATACGCTTCAAAGCATTTTGTGCATCTGAAGTCATACCATCCATTTCATCAAGTAAAATGATACGGAAAGGAGCATTACCAATAACTCCACTTTGAGCAATGTTTTTGATGGTTGTTCTAACAGTTTCCAATCTTCGGTCATCAGACGCATTGATTTCAAAGAAGTTTTCATCAAATTCATCTCCTAGAATAGAACGCCCAAGAGCAATCATTGCAGCCGTTTTTCCATTACCGGGATTTCCGTATGCTAATACGTTAGGCATATTCTTTTCTTCAAGCCAAGACATAGCGTCCATTGTGAAGTGTTCTTGCCCGATTACATCTCCGATTCTTTTTGGTCTATACTTTTCTGTCCACAACATTTAAATCTTCTCCTTCATTGAAAATTGTGTATTCATATATATGTCCTCCACTATAATATTGGTTAAGTGTATCAGCAGGAACATAAATTCTAGTCATTGTTTTTTTGAATCTTTTATCTGCTTTAAGCCATTGCGACAATCTTCCTACCGTAATAGAATCATCTTCAATTTTCTCTACTATTTCTCTACATAGTAGAGGGCTTTCGCTAGCATTAACAATATCAAATGCTTTGTTAAGTGTTTTGCGTTTTTTAAATTTACTTACTTTAGTTCCCATAATAATCACATAAATAATTCTAATGAACCCACGTCATAAACAACGGGGTCCGTTTTCTTTCTTCGTTTCTTTTCACCGATGCCTAAAATTCGACATTCAGCGTTGTTTAATTTCTTCTTTGCCATATTAACAAACTCTTCATCTTTAAGAAGTTGTCGAAGAAGTCTTTCATTCTTAACTCCGAGTTTACGACAAATTGGTGGAACCTTCGAGTAAGTATTACTCTTAGGCATTGATACTCTCCCGAATGAATTACCTTGATGAGCATAAGCGAGCATCTGATAAAAATAATCAGAAGACCACCTTCTCTTCACTACACCATCAACAAAAATTAATCTGTTAGGGTGCATATTTTCAACAAGCCAAGAAACAATTTGAGTATCTGATGGCTTGTTAAAGATAAGAGCATCAGCAACCCTATCTCTATTAGTTTCTTTTAGATACATTTGAACAAGAGAGAACGTATCTAACTCAGTCATTGAAGGAGCATCACTACGAGGTGCAATTCCCATGATTGAATCACGAAGGTAATTCACACTACCTGCTCTCTTAATTTCACACATATTCTTGATTTCTTGAGGAACCGACTTCTCGTTAATAGAAGTCAAAACTACTTGGCCCTTGTAATTCCTCAAGATATACAGAATGTCTTCCTTGTTCGGCTTATGGTGAACATCTTCAATCACAATACCTCTATCTGTTGGGAATGAACCCAAGTCAGTCGTATCTGCTTCGTTAGCAAACAAAATCAAGGGGTCTTCACAAAACGTGAGAGCCTTTGTTGATTTTCCTGTTCCGGGTTTTCCGGTAATTAGAATTGCTCTCTTTTTATTCAAATTAGTTAATCCCATTATAGCACACCTTTGAGTTCCATTAATTTTTCAATTCCTTCCAATTCTAAATGCTCTTTGTTACTGATAATTTCAACGGCCTTTCTAAAGTTTGACCATTCATTTTTAGAATCAGGTAAATCTGATACCATCTCTGTAAGAAGATACAGATTCTTAATCCCACCAATTTTTAGAATTGGCTTGGGACGTGTCTTGTTTTCCTTTTCTTTTAGAACACTTTCAATTCCATGTTGAAAAAGGCTTCGCTTTACTCCTTCCAAGAAATCTAACTCGGCTCTAAGATTTACACGGATTCTAACTGTGTAGCCAATGCTAACTGTGTTAGAATGCTCAATGTGAAAATCAATCTTAGAATGAGCAAGATAGATACCTGTAAGCATATCTCTATTATACATAATCATTCACCTTTGTAATACCTAAATACTCAGCCTTAACTCTAATAAATTTGAGTCCTTCCAAAATAGTGTCTTCAATCAATGGTTCTAAATCTTCACACATTCCCGGAAAAATAATAGTAAAGGATGTTCCTCTATATGTCCCTAATGCCTTTGCTAGTTCTTCATCAACTGTGTCATGAACAACAGCAAAAAGACCTTCATCACCAATAAAATTCAACCTCGCCACTAAACCCTTTGCTAAAAACTGTAAAGTTGGTTCATCTAATTCAAAATAAACCATAAAACTAAACGATGTTAAATCATCAAAGCGGGTTAACCATTCTTGGATGAGGCTATCTTGATACATTCAAAGACCATCCTCAATATATTTTTTGTGGTCAATGCATACTTCAGTATTGAGTTCAGGAAATTGGACGTGACTAACGTGTTCAGGTCCAATTCTTGTATGATTATGTTTATCAGCAGTTTCATCGGCATTGATAATAAGATATTCACACAAGAAACGGACCTGCTCTTCAATAAACATTATTGCTTTCTTTGAAACCTGTTTATCTGTTTTCTCTTTAGCAATCTCTCTAATATTTATTTTTGAAATTAGTTTCCTCCTAGGAATCTGCGTTTTCTTGATTTCTGGAACAATCAGTTGCCCGCTCTCATCGAAGTATGGGACTCGGCTCAGAAGCATCTTTCTTGGGCGACCCATATAGGTTTCGACGTTGTGAAGATAGGCAAATTCATCTTCAATTCTAACGACTTGAAAGGTTTTTCCTTCAATAATAGTAAACTGTCCTTCTTTAATCATGTTTAAACCTCCTGTTTCAAAATCGCTTTTGCTGCATCAAAATTGTCTGTTTCAATGAAAGTCCTTGCCGCGTCAATAATAGCCATCAATCTCTCTTCACGGTTATTGGTTGACTTGATTTTCAAGAGTTTTGCAATTTTCCTCTTTGAATCTGTAGGAGGTGCATTCCTGATATCACCCAAGCGAGAATGAAGATTACGGAGAATATAGAATTGAGAACGAATTCTATCATAGGTAATTTTGATAGCCTTACCTACTTCATCCTTCTTCATCTTTTCAATTTCCATTGCTGCACTTTGGTTATCTAAAAAGTATTTATATGTTCTAGTCATCACATCATCTCCATAACGTCTTCAATTGTATTAATGTCCTGAGGAAACTTATCATCACGGATTCTCGTTACTCTAGGAAATCGAAGACCAATGTTTCCTTTAGCATCACGAGTAATCAAATCAGCACTAACTTCGAGAACGATTCTCGGAAGGAATTGATACTTTCCATTCTTTACTGATTCGATGTTCTTACGCAAATCATTAGTTAATCTAATCAAATCTGCATCTGAGAAGCCGGTTCCAACCGAACCGACCACAATATATAAACCACCTGACTTAACTGCAATCTCATAGGTTCCAAACACACCTGAGCGTTTTCCTTCACCATATGCACCTGCAACAATTACAACATCTAACTCTATTCGTGGTGGTTTATGTTTAACCCAAGAAACAGAACGTTTTCCGGGCTGATATTTGGCATTCGCATCTTTTACGATAATGCCCTCGAAACCGTCATTAATTGCCTGATGATAGAAAGCGATTGCATCTCCCTCAAGTTGTCGGTGGGCTTGGTTGCCTAAGCCTTGCATAACCTGAAGCCTATGCGTGTATGTGCGGTCCATTACGACTTCACCGTTCATCTTCAAGCAATCGAAGATTACCCAAGCCACAGGGCATCTTCTAACCGCTTCTGCATGGTCCTTAGAATGAACGCGGGTTCCTAAGTTCTGATGTGGCGCAGGTGAACCATCTGTGTTCACCGGATAGATTTCACCGTCAAAGATAGCGTTATCACAATCATAAGCACGAATAATCTCAACAACATCAGGATATTGTTGTGTAGTAATTGAACCCTTGCGGTTGAAGATAATTACATTGTCTCCTTTCTTATGAATTTGGTAACGATTACCGTCATACTTGTAATCCACAATTTTATTCTTAGGCCACTTGTTAAGAGGAACAGATTTTGCTAACATAGGAGCAACAAATGTTCCGTGATTCAGAACCATAGGGGGTTCCATATTACCCATATAGTATTGACAAACATTCTCAATAGTGTTAAAAGAAACGTGCTTCTTCACATCAGTTACCTTCTTATTAAAATGCTTTGCTAGCATCTTAACTACATTTCCCTTGTTAATACCATTACGAGGGGTTCGTAGCCAATAACGCATGAACCACTTCCGCTCAAGAGAAGAAAGGGAATTCATTAAACCTTCAAATACCCTGTAAGAATCTGAACCTACACCTGAGCAATCAGAGCCAAGAATACGAAGAATAGTATTGATTGAAGTTTCTCCGTTTGATTCTGCTGAAGAATCTAAGAAATAAACCACGTCGCCCATGTCTTCATAGACAACATAATCTCCTTCAATCTCTTCATCGTGGATATCAAATACATTTGCTACCCACTTCTTTGCCCTCGCAAGTCCTATGTTGTTTGACGGGTATTCCATAGCAAGAATAGCCAAAAGACTACTCTTGTTTTCAAAATTCCCCATTTCTCTTGAAATCATTGAGATTTGTTTGCTTGGTAGCAGATTGTCCGTCGCTTCCAGCAGATTGCACATCATTTTCCATGTCATTAAAATTCACCTCTGTATTTACTGTATAAATTAAGTTTCTAATCATTTCACACATTGTATCTCGGCCTGTAATAGATTTAGCCACGTATTCATAGTGTAAGATTTTAGCCAAAATTAACCATTCACTCTTCTTCATCTTCTGATACTTCATCATCAAGCCTCCCAAGTAGTCGCAAAAAGTTAGAAATGAGTTGGGAAGTAACTTCCACTTCTTCAAACTTTTCTTGTTCTAAGAAACGATGGGTCATTTGAATGAGAGTTGCTTGAGTTATTGCAGGAGCAAGACGCGCAAGGCTATTACTCGTTTGGATTTCCCAATAACAAATGAAACTAGCCTTAGCCAATTCATTTGCATATCTCATTTCACCAACTTGGGATTGAAAATGGTCAAACAAAAGAGTATTCTTTCCTAGTTTGTTTCCCATTTGCTTTGCCCAAGAAGCATATTGCTTATCGTTCTTAGTCACCAAATAAAGTTTGTTAGTGTTCATTCTTCTTCCTCTCCTTCTAATACACGGCGTAGTGCGTCATATGCTTGCACATATGCAATATCAACATTATATGGTTGAACCCGTGAGCCACGAAGACCCTGACCGGCAGGGACTTCCATATTCTTTTCAACAATCTTAGCAAATAAATCTACGATTTCTGATGCTCGTTTAACAAATCTTGGGATTGCTCCGTGTCCATACTGCCTATTTTTATTTGCATTTCTTACAGCCTTTTTAGCCTGAATTTCACTAATTCTTTGCTTAATCATCTAGTTCCCTCCTTAGAAGGTTTAGAAGCATACGGGCTTCTGTCCGGTTAAGACGAATACCTTTACGGGAAATCTTATCGTCTTTAAACCACCGAATATCAATTACATCAATATTATAGTAATTTCCCTTTCGGACCTTTACTACATCGGTGGAGTTTCTGGGAATACTCCCAATCATTTCAAAATCATCGCTTGTCATCAAATTTCCTCCTTGAATTTCTCAAGGTCTTTCCATGTCCTAAAATAGCGTGGTGCTTCCAATTCGTCTAACCTGTTAGCAATCCAACAAGAACCACCAATAGAAGATACTTGAACAATTTCAAACTGCCCATCTCCTACTTGAACTACTTCCTTTGTCTCAATATCTGGAACAAGTCCATACATTCGAGTTAATTCAAAAGCCACATCATTCAAATTATCGTGAACATATTTGATAATGTGGGCTCTTTGAATTGGAATCTTTGGGCTTAGAGTAAAGGTAATCTTTCCTGTTTTATTGCAAACCTTACAGCGATTTCCTTCGCAAATAGGACAAATTATTTCTGCATCATGTGGTGCAGGCAAGTTTACTGTTATTGCTCTATTACTCACCATCAACCAACACCGCCACAGAAGTAGTAAGGAATAACCTACCAATGGACATAGCAGCCAAGAAAGATTCACGCGCAACGCGAGCAGGGTCATAAACATTCTCCAATGTCCCAAACTCACCTGTAAGAGCGTTAAAGCCGCCATCATCGAAGGCGTTCATTGGCGATACATCAGTAACAAGCGAGTTTTGCATAAGCACCAAAAGAGGCGTGAGCAAAGCAGACCGAATAATTCGCTCGACTACGTTAGAGGCATCCAAAGAAAAGCCAATTTCTGCATAGGTCATACCGCCACCGAGAACAATTCCTTCAGCAAGAGCGGCGCGTGTTGCGTTTAGAGCATCATCAAGCCTTTCTTTTGTTTCACGCATTTCCATAGTTGAGGAAGCACCGACTTGAATTGTAGCGACACCACCCTTCAGGCGAGCAATACGCGATTTAATCCTGTTCTTATCGTAGCCCTTCATATCTTCAGCCAATGCTCGAAGAATAGCGATTCTGTCTTCAACATCTCCTTCACCACCAATGATAGTTGTGTATTCCTTGCCGACAATCAACCGTTCACATGAACCAAACTCATCAATAGAAACTAAGGATGCGTCGTCTTTGCTTTCGGAATTAAAGATTCGACCACCAACCAATGATTGAAGGTCAGCCAATTCGTCAAGTTGAGCATCACCGAAGTTTGGTGAAAGAATGGCGGCTACCTGAACAGTCTTTTGAAGGATATTCATAATCAAGTTGTTCATTGCTGAACCTTCTATTCCCTTACACATGATAAGGAGAGGTCGAGATTGATTAGCAGCAATTTCAAGCATAGGCATGAGGTCTTGGAAGTTCCTAAAGGCCAAGTTAGACATAAAGATTAGAGGATTCTCAAACTCACAAGTTCCGTTTTCGTTGTTAGCCATAAGATGACTCATATAACCTTCATCGAGTCTAACACCTTCACGGAGAAGAAGACGTGTTTCGTGTGTTCGTCCTTCTTCAACTGTAATCACGCCATCTTTTCCTACTTTCTTCACCGCTTCAGTAATCAATTCAGCAACATGAGCGTCATTGTTAGAGGAAATGAAAGCAACTTCATAAACTTCATCTTCTTCAATCGGATTTGACTTCTCAAGAATTTGAGTTAGGACATAGGTTTGCACTTCGTCTAACTTCTTTTGAAATTCACGAATGTTTCGAATCTCATCATAAACTTCAAAGATACCTTTACAGATTTCTCTTGCTAGAATACACGCAGTTGTCGTTCCATCACCTGATTTATCTTGAGCCTGAGCCGCAAGATTTTGAACCATTTGAATACCCATTTGAACATACGGGTCTTCGTGAGAAACATACTTTGTGATAGTAACACCATCATTGATAATG